CGAGCGCAGCGTAAGGGAGAGCCGAAGCGAGAAGACGGAGTTGACAGCGGAGGAGCGGGAACTGAGGGACAACCTTGTGAAGCGTATGCGCAAGGGTGGACTTGACGTGGTGACTGATTCGGAAGAGATGCAGAGAGTCATAGACAGACCGAACGGAAGAGTTTGGTACTTATGTGACCGAAGTGGAAGGTATCGGCAGGACGTATGCTATTCAGAATACAACAACGCACAATGATGCTTTACGTGCATTGCAACACGATGTAGATGCTATATCTGACCAACTTAACAGACACCGGGATGATTTGAAGTATGACGAAGAACAGCTAAAACGTGCTAACGAATGGAGAGCTGAGGCTGAACTTGCCTATGATTACCACAATGACAAGTTCTTCCAAAAACATCATATCGCCCGCACACTATTTATCATAATACAAATTATAGGAAAATAAATAACCAATTAAATATACAAAAATATGAAAAAGAACGAGATTATCAGAGGTTTACAAAAACTTTCCCCTTACTGCATTAAGTCTTTGGATATTGTTTATCATAAGATGACTAGTAGTGGCTCTTACTACTATCTGTATAACTATAGTTCCAAGTCTGAATTTTTTTCTACTCCTCTTGTTGAAGTCCTCCTGTCATTGTACAAACTTCGTGGTTATGTCCGTGTCATACATCTTGTTTATTTTGACAAGCAAGGACAAATGCAACAAATTGACTATAAGGTTAGGGATTTCGTTGGTTGCCGAACTTTGTCGGATTTTATTAACTCTAAATAAAAAAAAATGAAAAAAACTATCAACTATCTTGTGTCAATCACGACTACAAAAATCCCTAATGCTAAACCGCATCTTGTTCGCTGTCCTGCTGAACAAATTCAAACGCTTATGTTTGAGTTCCCAAACTCAATCTTTTTGATTCAAGAACTTCCGGATTTTGTTTCACACCCCGAACTATCCGAAAATGAAGGCTCAAAACGTTAAACATTTAAATATCAAATAGTTATGATACAAATTGTTTATTTCTGTGATTCGGTCTTCAACTCCGATTACACTTACGATTCAGCTCAATTTTTTAATTATTATTAAATTATTATTAATATGAAACCTCAAGCAAAAAAAAACTTAGTCAAATGGCTTACCTATATTCTTACCGCAATTCTCGGTGCTTTAGGAGGTAACCAAATCTCATTGTAACATTCGTTCTTTACATATTAATTAAAATTTTGTTATTGATGTTTGAGAGATTGCTCCATACCTGTCTACGCCCTCGAGTTGTTTATAACTCTTTTGGTGACAAAATCGTCACCTCTTGTGGCAAATGCGCCTATTGTGTAAACAAGCGTGGAGCATATTTCTCACGTCTTTGCGAATGTGAATCTAACGATAACGCTTACACCTATTTCGCTACTCTTACATATTCTAAAAACTTCATCCCAAAGGCTTGGCTCGGTTATAATGGCGATAATACTTTCGATATTTTCTCTGTCTGTCGTAGAGACAGGGATAACTACGGCAATGCCCTTGCTCTTGATGTTAAATTTCCTCTTGAAAAGGCTGTCCGGATGTGTAATAAATGCAAACTTGGTGGCATGCACATTTCCTATCCTCTCAAATCTGATTTACAAAACTTCCTCAAACGTCTACGCATAATCCTCAAACGTAAATATAACATTGATGAAAAAATCCGTTACTACGCTGTATCAGAATACGGACCTAAATCTTTCCGTATACATTTCCACCTCCTCTTTTACTTCAACTCTTCCGAAATCTCCTCGGTTATTGGAAAAACTATATGTCAAGCGTGGCGCTTTGGTCGTGTCAATTACTCTAAATCAAGAGGACACGCTTCTAACTACGTTGCGTCTTATATCAATAGCGCTTGCGACTTACCCTCTATATATCAAAATCGCTTCTTATGTCCGTTCTCCTCGCATTCTAAGTACTTCGGTACGTCTTATTACCGCTATATTAAAAAAGAGATATATGCGGATGCCTCTTTCCTTGTTAATTCCCACAATCGCCTGCTCGGCTCTAAATCCGTTGAAATCTTTCCAAGCAGGTCGCTTAAATTACTATTTTTCCCCAAATGTAATGGCTTTTCTCGGCTCAATTCTGCGGACGCAGTTGGCCTTTATCGCTTGTATTACACCGCCCAAAACGTTATAGGTTATCAGTCTGTTCCGGCTCTCGCTAAGGCACTTCACTCCGCTTTGCTTAATCATTCTATACCTATGTTTGATTGGCTTTTTTATTTTCTCGGTCTCAAACCCGTTAAATGTTTCTATCCGCAACAGATTCAGCGCATAGAATCCCTTTTGTACACTTCTAAACACTTTATAGAGTTCTGTTGTGATGGCTCTGTCGACTATGATACTAATTTAGATAAAGTTCGCTCTATTTATAAATTTTGGTCTGACGTTGCTCTCCGGCAACTCTCCGATTTCTATTCTGCTCAAATCGCCCTCTCGGATGCTTGCACCGATAAATCTTCTTATGTCCGTAATCTCTTGCCTTTTTACCTTGACAATTGGCATAAAATTCTACGTATATCCTACCATGATTTTGTAACTACCTATCTTAATGGCCGTAATACTTACTACTCTGTTCTACAACTATCTAATATCGCTAAATCTTTCGATGTTTCAGACGTTGAGATACATCTCCGTAAACTAATGCGTAAAATGCATAATGACGCTAATAATATGTTTTACTAACTAAATCTATACTTATGTCTAAATCTCTATTTCAGTTCAAAGACTTGAAAAACCACACCCATAGAAGTGGTTTTGACCTTTCCAACAAAAATGCTTTCACCGCCAAAGTAGGCGAGTTGTTGCCTGTCTATTGGAAGTTCGTAATCCCCGGTGATAAGTTTACCGCACAAGTTCAACACTTTACTCGCACGCAACCCGTTTCCACGGCTGCTTATACTCGTATTAAGGAGTACTATGATTGGTTTTTTGTGCCTATGCATTTGCTTTGGAAAAACTTTCCCACTGCTATTACTCAAATGAAAGACAATCCTGTGTCTGCCGTTTCGCTTAAGCAAAATGCTTCTGTTTCTTCTCAACTCCCTTATTTCACTCTCGAGCAACTTTTTGCTCCTTGGGCTGAAGTCGGTTCTGTTGACCAAGGTGCGCCCTCTGTTCTTACCGGTCTTTCTACCGGTTATAATCCCTCCTCTATTGTCGCACAAGATAAGTCACGTGGTAATAACTTCTTCGGCTTCAGCCGTGCGCATCTCTTTGGTAAACTAATGTCTTACCTTGGATATGGTCGTATTACTGATGAATACATTAAAATTGCTACTGATTTCCCATCGTCAACCTCTGCAAAACAAAAAGGCTGTTATGCTAAAAATTTTGCCGTGTCACCATTTCCGCTACTCGCTTATCAAAAAATCTACCAAGACTTTTTCCGCCGTCCCGAATGGGAATCTGCTAATCCATCTGCTTATAATATAGATTATGTTTCTGTCTATAATGGAGACACTTCTCGCCTTAATTTCCTCAAGGCTTCCGGTATTCTCCATGATTTAACTTCTACCTATTTTAATCAGCTCGGTATGTTTGACCTCCGCTATTGCAATTGGCAGAAGGATATGATAATGGGATTGCTTCCTAAATCGCAATACGGTGATGTTGCTTCTGTCGTTTCTGATGGTACTCTTCCATCTTCTCAATCTTCCGTTCAGGGTTCTATTTCTCAGGCTGCCCCTGGTGTGTATAGCGCCAACGATAAGGCATTTGCCTATTCTTCTAAAAATGTCACTGTCGATGGTTTTCAAGGTAATCTCTTGGCTAAGATTGATGGTAATCCGCTTCAAGGCGGTTCTCCTTTGACTTCACCTCATACTCATAGTTTTTCTTTGGCTGCTTCCAACGTTGCGCAAAAATTCTCCGCTTCGTTCGATATTCTGCAATTGCGTGAAAAACAAGCGCTTCAACGATGGAAAGAAATCTCATTACCGGATGGTCATGACTACTGCGAACAAATCTATAAACATTTCGGTGTCCGCCCGTCTAATCACCTTGGGTACCTTTCTACCTATCTCGGTGGCTCTTCCTCAAACATTGATATTAACGAGGAAGTGAACTCTGCACTCGATACTCCGGACGCTCAACCTAATATCAAAGGTAACGGAACGGGTTCTAATAATTCTAAGGAGATTCATTTTGAGTCTAAAGGTGAGTATGGTATTTTGATGTGCATTTATCACGCAGTCCCACTTCTCGACTATGATTATACAGGTCTTGATCAAACCCTTTTGACCACTGATGCTAACGACTATCCTATCCCCGAATTTGATAGTATCGGAATGCAGTCTTTTTCCGGTTCTATGATTAGTAACGACCGCTACACCCTCGAGAACAAAAAATCCGGTGGTGATATTACTTTTCCTACTGATTTTGTCGGTTATGGTTCTCGCTATCTGCCTTGGAAAACCTCTATCGATGTTGTCAACGGCGCTTTCCGTACTACTATGACGCATTGGGTTGCTCCTATCACTCCGGATTACCTTCGAGATATGTTTGTAGGTGAAGATGGACGCTTCCTTTTCAACTATTCTTACCCGTTCTTAAAGGTTAACCCTTGGATTCTTAGTAATAAATCGATTTTCTTCGTCTCTCCGGATAGTACAGTAGATACCGACTGCTTGCTAATCAATTCGTTTTTTGATGTCAAGGCTGTTCGTAACCTTGATTACGATGGTATGCCTTATTAGTTACTAATTTTAAATTTCTAATACAATGTCAGATACAAAACGCTTATTCAAAGGCTGTCCTCTCTGTGACCAACCTTTGCAAATTTTTGCCGAACAATCGCCCGTTCACGAGTTGCTTCACACTGAAGTTAAGACAGGTGATGAGACTATTGTTTTCTCACATACTGATGTCTTCTTACTCTTTAATCAAGACCGCTTGGAGCGGACTCTCGGTGTGGATACGCTTCGCTCTTGGCTTAATGATGTTCGCCCCAATAACTCGCCTAATCTCAGCGCACAATTCAGCGATGAGCAGTTGGCATCGTTCATTAAATCGAAATACGTGCAGTCTCTTTCTGAAGTTTCCGATTGGTATAACTACCTTAGGCAGAATACTGCAAATATGCGCTCCTCACTCGAGCGTTATGTTGCCCAATCTAAGATTAAAGACGACTCCAAGACTAAAGACGACTCCAAGACTAAGGAATAAAAACTATGAAAAACACCGCGGGGTTTTAGGGGGGTGCGTACCCCCCCTATCTCCTCGCTTTTTTTTAATTGCTAAATCTTAAACTTATGGCTTCGAATTCGATCGGAAACGGCTCTACTTCTTTTGACCGCTCCACCTATAATCAACTCTTACAAGGCAACTATAAATACAAGGATGGTAAACTTGGTGCATCTACCGATAGAACTAACAAGGCTAATTTGGCTATTGCCCGTGAAACTAACGCCTATAACTACCTCCTCGCTTCTAAGCAAAATGATTGGAATGTAGAACAATGGAATCGTGAAAACGCTTATAACACTCCATCTGCTCAACGTCAGCGCTTGCTTGATGCCGGATTAAATCCAAACCTTATGCTTGATGGAGGTGACGCCGGCAACGCTCGTGGACTTGATTCTGCTGACTATGCAAACGCACAACCTACAACTATGCAGAATCCTGCACAGGAAAAATTGGGTCTTCTTCAATCTATTCAAGGTGTTTTGCAATCTGCTAACGAAACTGCTATGCAGTATGCTAAACAACGTTCTGAAATTGCTAATCTTGATTCTCAAACTAATGCCCAAAATATTCAAAATTCGTATCTTAGGTTTTTTCTCGATAAGAATTTGGAAAAACTCGGACATGATACTACAACATCTAAATGGATGTCTAAAAATAGTGAGGAGACTTATGCTAAAACGTGGTTAGAAAATAACTATATGCTCAATTATGGTTTCAAACAAGGTCGTTTGCAAAACAATCTTACTGCTCAAACAATTTCTAACCTTATGACTGAACAGGCATTCACAAATGAACGTTCTAACCTTTTGCAAAAGGAGTATCAATGGTTTGATGACAGAGTTCTCATGGACCTCTATGAGGCTTCTACTCGTGCTGCTCTTAATGGTGCTAATGAGTTCTATGCTATGCAACAAGCTTATAAGGCTGCTGAAGAAACTCGTGGTATCAAATTGGATAATGACATGAAAGATAAACTATTTGATGATGTTTATAAGGCTTCCCGTGCCGATTTGCAAAAGAATCTTGGTTATTATGGCAAAAATCCTTATGAGTTCGGCTCTATGCTTAGACGCAATGAGTATTCTAATGCTTATTGGTCTAATCGTTTTTCCCGTAATCGTGCCTTTAACGCTGCTCAAACCCCTGGCTTTATGGGTTCTGGTCTGTCTATACCTAATTTTATGACTAATTTTGCAGATGCTATTGGTTATACTGCTTGGTGATGTATGTAATCCTTACATCTTTGTGCGAAGCAAAGCGTCGTAACCGACGCTTCCTAATTATCTTGTCCTACTATAGGCAAAGTGACACATTTTGAAATGCACTTATAAGCATACCTAAATTGCGTGCGCATGCGTTTACGTATGTGCACGTATTTTTAGGTATGAGCGCAATAAGTGCAAATGGTTCGCTGTCCAATAGCACGTTTACCCCGCAGAGGGCACGAGTGTGCAAAGCGCGCTCGTGCCTATTCTCTTAAATTTTTTTCTCTCTCTATATCTCTTTTTTAATATTTAAATTCTAACACTTTTCCCTCGCTATGTAATTTATCTTCCCCCATACGTTAGGGGGGAAAATAGGGGGGTGTTATAAAACTATGCTTTTAAACATATAAAAAAATTTGGTATATCAATTCTTTCGCTCTATTTTTGCATCAAACAAAAAAATTATGATGTTATTTGGCTTTATAAATCTTGTCGTTTTCATAGTCCTTGGCATTCTGTTTTACAAACTCATACGTGCTATTATTAACTATCTTAATCGGCATTGATATTTATCATACTACAAATTATAGGAAAAACGAAAAGCTGGAAAAATATACATTTTTTTAGAACAAATGAGACATATTCAACATGCCAGCATGTAGCCATTGTGACTTCTAAACACCAGCGGTTTTTCAGCGGCATAAGCTGCCTCTCGGCTTATGCCAAATAAGCATTGGAGGGCATTGAACCTCATCCGAGCCATATCGCACATGGCAAGATTTACAAATGGAAGCGTTAAAGCAAATACCAATCTAAGAGATTCCGCCTTCAAAACACAGCCATGCGTGAAGGATAAAAACAGAGACTTTTTAAGCTATTTTTTCAGATAATACTCCTCAAAACTGTTATCTGTAAAAAACACGACAATCTTTGAAATATTCTTTTCTTGCGGCAACTGGTTGACAATAGGCATATTCTGAGCAATTGACCTTGACTCTACACCCTTGAGAATCTCATTTTCCACAGGATTTGGACTGTCATGCGGGAATAATAGATTCTCACACGCTTGATCAGACGCGCAAAACTTAGGTTTTTCGCCTTCGCCAAACAATAGCCACATCATTGGAATTTCCGGATATGTTTTATGAATAACAGAAATCACATCGTCACCAATTTTTTTGTTTTTTCCACTCAACATTTGTGAAATTGTAGGACGTGGTATGCCACAGGCATCCGCAAATTGAGATCGAGTCAAATTGCTTTCTTCTATAAATGAATTTATCCGGTCGATTATGTTGTCTGATTCGTTCATTATTGTTCAATTTTCTAAATACAAAGGTAGAAAAAACTGTTTTAAAATCCAAATTTAGGATTTGGTTTCTTAAATTTAGAATCACGAATCTGGCTGTTCCAATATACAAATCGGCGCGACGGCGTAATCAGCGTGACGTAAACAAACACTTCATATTTATATTATTTATTTATTGCAAACCAAATTATTACGCATTGCTATTCTTGGCAACAATTATCTGATGACAATCTTTCCGTATGCTAAATATTTACTTTTGGTTTTACTCTATACATATTCTGATTTATAACATATTATGACAATAGCTAAAATTTGTTTCCACTCTATTGTGTATCCATTTCATCTTCCCAAATCACGCACATTATCCATCTGCTCCCAATTGGCTTTTGAATATCGCTGCTATGTTTTTTCAAATTTTAATTTAAGAAATGAAATCATCAGGATGCAACAACACATCAAATCGCCTCAAATTATCCCCTATCCTATTCCCTCTCAGTTTTGGCTCCACAGATTCTCCCCTACCACATTTCAAAAACTTTTAATTTCCAAGCACTTAACCTTTCTCAGTCAAATGTTAGAGGCTTTCAGATTTTAAAATTCTGCAGGTCCTTTAATAATTACTCAGAATCCGACAACCTAATTTGCATTAACTGAATGGTTGTTTAGTTTGATATTCTTCATCCTAAATTTTGGAATCTCAAAATCTTTCATTTTCTTTGCGCATACTGGACCACCTCTAAATCTGTCGCGCTCCCACTAAAATGTTCTGCCAGTTCTCTGGATGCGACTCTGTGTGTGATATCTCCAATGGGCTGAATTCAGCCAATGGCAACAGTAGCTTATCAGAATGCAAAAAGGGACAGTACCGTGTTCCGACGACTATACACTGCATACTCATTTTGGACAGCAGGCGATATGGCAACGCACCAAATTCCGTTTCAAGATGCCAACCAAATGGCTGGATTTATCTACCATCACGCTGATATGTCGCTCTACAAATGGCACATTACACAACAAAGAAAGGGACAGTCTTCTTCCTGTATTCGTAAACATTACCGATGGCAAATGCGGTGGCAATAGGGGCGCTTTGGATATCCCCGTTTCACCTCATTCTGTAGTCATTGCAGATCGTGGCTATTGCGATTTTTCCCTTCTTGACGATTGAGACAACAGGAATGTGTTTTTTGTTGTCAGACACAGGGACAACCTGCACTCACAAATAGAAGAACGTTTATTGCCCGAAACGAGGGCGCAAAATGTGCTCATCGACGAGATTATTGAGCCGACAGGTGAACAGACAAAGAAAAAATACGCCAAACCGCTCAGACGCATAGCTATCTGGAATGACGAACATGGCTATGTGGTACAGTTGCTCACTAACAACTTCAAGTTGTCTGCTCCCACAATCGCGTAACTCTACAAGGCAAGATGGATGATTGAGATATTTTTCAGAAACATCAAGCAGTTGTTGAAAATAAAGAGTTTCATTGGAACATCGCGCAATGCTGTTGAGACGCAGATATGGACTGCTTTGTCAACGATGCTACTACCCTGCTGGCTAAAGCACGTTGTAAAGTACAAATGGTGGCTTGCCAATCTTGTCGTATCACTTAGATTGAACATATTCACGAATATTGAACTCAACAAGTGTTGTTTACACCTCCGCCAGAGCTGGCAAAAGAGGAATAAATAGGGCCAAAAGCTTTGAAAGGGTTGTTATCTATAACAACTTCATATTCATCGCACCTAAAAATCGTTTAGGACAATATTGCGATTGTGGATAAAAAATATTGCCGCAATTGAAGAATGCCGAGTTTTTTATGCTAAATTTGCAATAAATTTTTAAACAATAATGACAATATAGGAATAATGAATCGATTATCATTAATGGTACTGGCTTTGACCATGTCGAGCCCTACTTTATTGGCAGGAGTTGTTGAAAACTACAACTTCAAGGAAAATCACACTGGATATACGCTTTACTTTAAGCAAATTAATGATAATGAAGCGCGTTTGATGCAATTGAACATAGACAATAACGATACTGAGATTGTAATCCCATCGGTAGTAAAGGACTCTTATGGATATGAATTTAAAGTCACCCTCAAATCCGCGACTTCCCTCACGAAGTGCTACAGACTGAAGAGAAATGTGCTTTTGATTAGAAATCCACCCATTCA